ACCCCGACCAAGACAAGTGGTGGGCGTGGACCGATTGGGGTCATGGTTGATGACATGCTGCTCATGGGTCGGCAGGTAGGTGTTACCCCCAAGAGTTCGAGCGCGTCGTCTCAAAAGTCTAACAAAACTACAAAAGAGCTTGTAGATGAGGTTTACCAACTTACAGATAGTGGGCCTAAGTACATACCGGACACCCCTTTTAAAGTCCCTAAGCCTAATCCGCTTGTTCGACTGTATAGACATATCCAAGAACGAGGCCGAGCTGCAGACCCCACTATAAATAAAGCTAAAGGCGGCAAGATCGACGGTATTGCTGTTCGTGGAAAAACCAGAGCAAAAAGGAAAAAGTGACATGGCCAAGCCTCCTGCACCTAAGCCTAGTCCGACGTCGAAGAAGTCAATGAGCAACTACACCAAGGGCGGCAAAATTGATGGTGTCGCCAAGAAGGGCAAGACCAAGGGCAAGATGGTCAAGATGGCTATGGGCGGGCTCGCAGGGCGTAACGCTATGGGTGCCATGGCGCGTCCGCAGAACTATGGCGGTCCCGCTCGTGCAACGTTCAAGCGTGGCGGTAGCTGTGGAATGAAGAAGGGTAAGTAATATGCGTCCGCTTAAGGCATCTGTGTCCGATGCGAGTGGCGGGACCAAGAACTCTCGCCCTATTGTGTTGGACTATTATGGTCGTCCTGAGGTGTCTCTGCAGGTGGTAGTTACTGGCACGGCCACTTATACGGTGCAGCAGACTCTGGATAATCCTCTTGAAGAAGGTGTGACTCCTACGTGGTTTGACCACCCGGATAGCAATCTTGTTGCACAGACTGTAAACCGCCAAGGAAATTATGCGTTTGTTCCAGTTGCTGTTCGCGTTCAGCAAACTGCTGGCACTGGTAGTGTCACTTTGACGGCGCTTCAGGCTGGGCTGCATCCGTAATGCCTTCTGGACTCTATAGCGGCGCCTCTGGACTATGAAGGGGCGCTTCCGGCCTCTGGAGCGGCGCCCGCGGTGCAGGCGGCAACGGATATTGTGAACTAGGATACGGCAATGAGATTTCCTAGCATAAGCACGCATGATGGGAGGCGCGCCTTGAGTTTTCTCGCCATAATTGGCGGGTGCATGGTTTTCACGCTCATCATTATCTGGTGTCTGTGGATGTTGCGTCACCAGCCCGGGTTTGTTTTCTGGCTGGCACTCGCTGCTCACGTGCAGGTGTTTGTTGGTATGACTGCCCTTGGTTGGGCAATGGGTAGGCGAATGGTTTTCAGTGGCTCCAAGGACGGTGTGACGTTGAGTGACAATGCACCGCATGAGGAGGGGAAGTAGCATGGGTTTCATTCTGGGGGCGCGGTCACGCCAGCGCCTTCAAGGTGTCCATCCTGATCTAGTCAAGGTGGTCCAACGAGCTATCAGCATCAGTGAAGTGGATTTCACTGTTCTCGAAGGGTTGCGCACTGAGGCACGGCAACGGCAACTTGTGGCACAGGGAGCCAGTAGGACTATGCGCTCTCGCCACCTTACCGGGCATGCGGTTGACTTGGGCGCATTGATTGGCGGTCAAGTTCGCTGGGACTGGCCTCTCTACTACAAGATTGCTGACGCCATGAAGCGGGCGGCGAAGGAGCTGGGTATCCCGATTGAATGGGGCGGAGATTGGCAAAAATTTAAGGATGGACCTCATTTTCAGTTGCCTTGGAAGGAATATCCGGCATGAACATTTTGCAGTTCTTCCGATCTCTTACCCCGCTAGGTAAGATTATCGTTGCGTTGGGGCTTGTGCTGCTGCTTGTTCTGGCGTTCTTCACTATTCGTGGTATATTCGTAGGTAGCGCGAAGGATGAGGCTCGACTTTCGCGCAATCAGGCTGAAGCAGCAGTCGCAAGTGGTACAGACGCAGTAGCTACGGTAGGCAAGCAGATGAAGCGTGAAGAGGCTATCGACGCCACTACAAGGGACAATACCAATGCAATACGTTCAGCCCCCGGTGCGGACACGCCAATTTCTCCTCATCTTGACGCTATTGCTCGCGAGCGGCTGTGTAGGCGCGCCGCCTATAGTAAGCACCCCGACTGCCTGCAGTACGCTTCTGCCCCCTGAATGGCGCGAGGGGGTCCCAGGCGCGCCCTTGCCGCAAGGTTCCACCGTTGGAGAGTGGATCGCATTCGCAGACGCGCAGACAGGGCAGCTAGACAAGGCAAACGCCCGCTATGCTGAAGCAGTGGGCATTATTGAACGTTGTGAAGCGCGTGATCGACAGGCCGTGAAGAAGTCTCGTCGCAAGTTTCTTGGTATTTTCTAGGAGACAAACTATGGGCAGCGGCAGAAAGATCATCCGTAGGAGGGATAACCCCAATATGGTCTCAGTCTATGCAAAGGGCGGCAAGACCAAAAAGTTGGACATCTCCAAGGCAATCAAGAAACCCGGCGCCCTTCGAGCCCAACTTGGTGTCAAGGAGGGGGAAACGATCCCCGCAGCGAAACTGGCGCAGGCTGCAAAAGCGCCAGGTAAGTTAGGTCAACGCGCTCGGTTTGCTCAAACCCTCGCCAAGCTGCGGAAGAAGTGATATGCGTAGAAAGCGCAAGACCGTTGGGCTAAAGGAGAAGCAGCTCCCACCCAAAAAACCGAGCGGACCTAGGCTAGGCCCTCCGCTAAAAAAGCTTAAGCCTCGTAGGTGGCCTAAGGAGTTAGACTGACATGGCAAATGCAATTTACCCTCTCTACAAGCAGGCGCTGCTGGCTGGGGACGCTGATTCTGACCTCGATAACAACACAGTTCAGGATGGGGTCTATGTCGCATTGGTTGACACTGGTGTCTACACATACTCGGATTCGCATCAGTTCTATTCTTCGCTGTCAGGGATTGTCGGGACACCTCAGCGCATAACCAGTCCGACTGTCACAAATGGCGTGTTCGACGGCAACGATGTTACTTTCACGGCAGTCACAGGCAATTCCGTCGAGGCGCTTGTGCTTTACCGTCAGAATAGCGGCGCAAATACTACGTGGCGGTTGGTGGCCTATATCGATACAGGCGTAACTGGTCTGCCCGTGACGCCGAATGGTGGTGACATCACCATTACGTGGAACTCATCTGGCATCTTCGTGCTGTAGAGGATTGGGTGAATGGCTATCACTACACTAGACGGAGCGATTGCAGGCTTTAGGGCACCTCAGCCGTTTATGAAGGTCGGTGTTACGATGGCGGCGGTTGCCCCTATGCGTGGCTACACCCCGTGGTATGCAAACGGGGTCCCCGGTCCATCGACCGCAACGACTGTCGGTATAAACGGCGAAGCAGTCACACCTGCGCTTGGCTCAGTTGGTGGGCGCATTTTGCGCACCAACCCCACGGGGGGCAACTTTGCTTATCTAGGCCGTTTGGCAGTCGCCGCGTCTTCGGCTGGAGTGTTGTGGTTGATTGACCGTTTGTGGCAGAACAGCGGGCTTTCGCCTACATCGACGAGCGCGCAAAGTATTACGCCAGTTTCGCTACCCCCCCGCAGTGGTGATGGCACTTCTAGTGGCGCGAATGTTATGGCCGCTATTGAATGGAGCGCAACAGGCGGCTCGGGCACACCGACTGTGACGCTGACCTACACCGATCAGGATGGCAATACCGGCGCGACGGGGACGCTTACTGGCGCGAATACACCGCCTGTAGGTACATTTGAAGTGTTCACGCTTGCTCCGGGTGATACCGGCGTTCGCGCGCCGACCAGCTTTATCCAGAGCGCCACTCGCTCTAGCGGCACGATGCACCTTGTTCTGTTCCGCGTGCTGGCGCAGGTTGAAGTAATAGCTGGAAATCTCGGTAATGCTATTGATGTGCTCACTTCAGGTATGCCGCGCATTTATGACGACAGCGTGCTGCAACTTGTGTGGTTTCCGATCAATAATACTGCTGTCGCGATAACCGGGCAGTATATCGAAACGCAGGGCTAAGCCATGTCGGTAACAGGGGGTGGCTACTTTCCCCTAAGATCGGCTTGGTTCGGCAGGGGCAGGGGTGCGCAGCCTCGTGCCTTGGGTGTCTATGCTTATAACGGTGCGTACAAGAGTGTTTGGGCGGACTTCTATTTTGAACCTCCCGGTTCGCAGACATTAACATCTGCACGCTTCGACAATACGCAGGTGTTCTACACACCTGCCCTAACTCCCACTTACACGCTAACACCTGCACGCTTCGACAATACGCAGGTGTTCTACACTCCCATAGTTTCACTGGATAGTGGCGATAAGACTCTCACCCCTGCGCGCTTCGACAATGCGCAGGTGTTCTACACACCTGCCCTAACTTCCACTTACACGCTAACACCTGCACGCTTCAATAATACGCAGGCATTTTACGCGCCTACCCTAACCTCCACTTACACGCTCACACCTGCACGCTTTGATAATACACAGGCATTCTACGCACCTGCCCTAACCTACACTTACACGCTAACACCTGCGCGCTTCGACAATGCGCAGGTGTTCTACGCAGTTAATATACAACAGGGTCCGGCGCAAGACGTTCTACAACCTGTATTTTTTTCTGATCTTGACAAGTTTTTCAAGTCAAGGGTCAAAGTTGGTCTTACGCCTCTCGGGTATACGGTAGTGGGCAATTCACCGACCCCAAACTACGTATCTTCAGCCACTCCACCCACCCCAAATTACGTGCCTTCAGCCACTCCATCAACCCCAAACTACGTATCTTCAGTCACTCCACCGACCCCAAATTACGTGCCTTCAGCCACTTCGCCGACCCCAAGCTACGAACCAGTGTAACTCCCTTCTAAAGGAAGCGCGCCTGTGCTATTCCTACACGAATAAAGGAGCGGCCAGATGCCTACCACGTCCGGTACAACAGATTTTGACCTCAACCTTAGCACTCTTGTCGAAGAAGCTTTCGAGCGCTGCGGAGCTGAACTCCGCACCGGATACGACCTGCGCACTGCACGAAGAAGTCTTAACCTGCTTACCATCGAATGGGCGAATCGCGGCATCAATCTTTGGACTGTAGAAGAGGGAACAATTCCCCTTGTAAAAGATGTTGCAGAATATGGTATGCCTGTAGATACCATCGACATTATAGATCATGTAGTGCGTACGGGTACGGGGCAATCGCAGTCTGACATTAGTATTAGTCGGATCAGTGTGGATACATATTCGTCTATCCCAAACAAGAAAGCCAGAGGTCGGCCTATTCAGCTCTGGTTCAACCGTCTTGGTGGGCAGACTACTAACGGAGGTACGCAATATCCTACCATCAATGTTTGGCCAGTGCCAGATAAGAGCAATTTCTACACACTCGTAGTCTGGAGGCTTCGTCGTATCCAAGACGCTGGTGATGGGGTCAATACTCAGGATATCCCGTTTCGCTTTTTGCCAGCTATGGTAGCTGGGCTGGCGTACTATTTGTCCTTGAAGATACCTAACGCTCTTGAGCGCACACAAATGCTCAAAGCCATGTATGACGAAGCATGGCAGCAGGCTGCCGACGAAGACCGCGAAAAGGCGTCGTTGTATATCCGACCGCGTATCGCACGATAGCAGGAGGAGCTTATGGGCACCAAGTTTGCTTCTGGCAAGAAGGCGATAGCCGAGTGCGACGTGTGCGGCCAGCGGTTTCTTCTGAAACAACTCAAGAAGCTGATCGTAAAAGGTAAGGCTACTAACATCCTAGCCTGTTCTGAATGTTGGAGCCCGGATCACCCACAACTCAAGGTGGGTATGTATCCTGTCTACGACCCCCAGGCACTTCGGAACCCCCGTCCAGATAATAGTTACGACCAGTCAGGTTTGAACGTAAGGGGTAATCCAGGCCAAGGAAGCCGAGCTATCCAGTGGGGTTGGAACCCTGTCGGCTTTGCTAATGCACTAG